TAATTATTTTCACGCTCGCGAAGCCGCATAAACACTAGATCAAACGATACAAGCGACCGCAGAACCGCATCAACACTAGCGCAAATATTTTTCACGCATTAAAAAATAAAAAAGAAAAAGATTGACACTCGCAAACCCGCATCAATGCTCGTTCTACGGACAGCGAGTGATTTTCGATTCTATCGAAAAGAACGAATCAGTGAACGATTTACGCCATCGAATGAAAAAACATTTTGACGCAAGATGAAATCCAATGACGATTGGATGAAATCGGAATTAATACATATGAGAGAGAAAAGCGACGAACAAGCGAGAAAGACCAGAGAAAGACCAGCGCAGAGAGTGGCAACAAATGGTGACCGCGAAGCAAATTTTAACCACCAGTTTTTTTTCCTGTCAAGACAAATCACACAATGAGCGAAGACCAACCCAAAAGAGGGAAAGGAAGGCCGACAATTTACAACGAGGAAACGGCAACAGAGTTTTGCAGATTACTTGCATTAGGTAACACACTCAGATCACTTTGCGCGACTGATCAGTTCCCAGCTCCGCAGACAATTTATGACTGGATCGAGAAATATCCAGATTTTGCAGAACAATACGCACGGGCGCGAAGCCAACAGGCCGACCATTACGCCGAAATGATAATTGATGAAGCTTTCGGAGCGCATGACGCAAGCATTGGCAGATTGCGCATGGATGCGCTGAAGTGGGCCGCCAGCAAGATTGCTCCAAAGAAATATGGCGACAAGATAGAAGTTGAAGCGAACCAGAGCAACAACATCAAGCTTTCATTCACCATACCGCACAGAGACGCACCAGTTGATATCCTAGAACTGGAATCCCCCGATAGCGTTACAATACAAGACAGGGCAGGGTCACAGGCAAATATTGCCGAGGCAGATATTGCCGACATTGAGCCGATTGAGATTTCCAGAGACTAGGCAAAGAATACCGCCCGCAGATAAACCGCAGAAAATACGCATATATATAAACATGAGATTCCACATACTGGGCCTCCCGCATACCGTAACGAGTAAGGATTTCAACGCATGCGCATATACCGCCAAGGCTCTCAAATTTGGCAAGATGATGACAGACCGAGGGCATGAAGTCATCCACTATGGCCACGAGGATTCCGACCTCCAATGCACAGAACACGTTTCCGTTTTAACAAATGACGACTTCGCCAAAAGTTATGGCAGCCACGACTGGCGAAAAACATTCTTTAAATTCGATACCAACGACCACGCATATCAAACGTTCTACGCAAACGCCATCCGTGAAGTTGGCAAGCGTAAACAGAAAAACGATTTCATCCTGCCTTTCTGGGGAAGCGGAGTTAGGCCGATCTGTGACGCTCATCCAGATTTGATTTGCGTGGAACCCGGCATAGGCTACGCTGGCGGTCACTGGGCACGTTGGAAGATATTTGAGAGCTATGCCATTTATCACGCATATTGTGGAATGCAAGCTGTCGGAAATTGCAGGCAGGATAACTATGAGATTGTCATCCCGAACTATTTCGACCCCGCCGATTTTACCTTCCAAGCTGAGAAACAGGATTACTTCTTATATCTAGGCAGGGTATACAGCGGCAAAGGCGTAGACGTAGCAATCCAAGCCACAGAACGAGCAGGAGTGAAGCTAGTGATCGCAGGACAGAAAGAAGAAGGCTACAAGCTCCCGCCCCACGTCGAATATGTAGGATACGCCAATACGGAAACCCGCAGAAAGCTAATGGCAAACGCCAAGGCATCTTTCCTGCCGAGCCAATACGTTGAGCCATTCGGAGGAGTCCAGATTGAGAACCTATTAAGCGGAACTCCAACGATAACGACAGACTGGGGAAGTTTTGCAGAGAATAACCTCCACGGCGTGACAGGCTACCGATGCCGAACGATGGGAGACTTTGTTGATGCTATCAAAAACATTGATCGCATACGCCCAGAGAACTGCCAAGCTTTCGGATTGAATTTTACTTTGGACAGGGTTGCGCCAATGTATGAGAAGTATTTCGCCGATGTTCTGGATGTTTACAATGGGGCAGGATGGTATGCAGACGGCAACGGCATTGACGCAATGACACGCTACTTCCCAGCGATTGACTAGGGAATTCCGTGACAAATACCACCCACTTTTTGTCACAAGATTGATCCGCCTGCACGACACTATCCCACGCAATGAACCACCAAGACGACAACCAAGACGACAACCAAGACCAAGACGCACCCCAAGGATTGAGCGACATAGAAGAATCGGCATTCTATGAGAGTGGATTGACTGCCCATGGATGCATCGACAATCTGGATGCCTACGCTATGGAAAGCATCAAACGATATGGCCGTATTATATTCAATGCCACATACAAAGACGCGACCGCATTCAAAGCATACAAAGAATACACAGGATTGATGCTGGATTCAGAGAGGCTAAAAGAGGAACTAGAAGAGGTAAAAGAACGATGCGAAAAACTAGAGAAGGCGATGAAATACTCCCCATCTGGTGAATCTTTGCTATGTAAATTCATTCAAGCCACGCAAGACGTGCACGAAGCAAATGAAACAATAAAAGGCGATAATATTGCATGGGTTGAATTAAAGGAGGAGTTGAAAGACACTATAGAAAAATTGCGTTTCGTGACTTGCCATAGAAACGATTTGATGGATTCCGTTAGCAACTTGCAAAAAGAAATCAGACTATTGAAAGCAATTATGGACATGATGAAAGACAAAGCAAATGAGTGATTACACATTTGAGAGTGAATATTGGGGTGATTGCACGAATACGTTCGACGAAGACCAGAAGCATTACATTTACGGACTATACATGGGGCTGGACAGGGTAGGATATTCTTTTGATGTTCATGGACGATCTATCGTTGACATAGGGGGAGGGCCGACATCAATGCTATTAAAGACGAAGAACCTAGGGAAGGCACTTGTAGTTGATCCGTTATTTTACCCACAATGGACATATGCAAGGTATGATGCAAAGGGCATCAATTATTCGGTGATTAGGGGCGAGGATTTGACCCGTGATGGATTCGATGAATGCTGGATATATAATTGTTTACAGCATACGGATGACCCTGCAAAGATTATTGCCAATGGATTGAGAGCCGCAAGGACGTTGCGAATCTTTGAATGGGTAGACATTCCAGCACATGAAGGACACCCCCAAGAAATCACAAAAAAACTTCTTGACGATGCAATAGGGAATGAAGGAAAGTTAGTACACCTAGCCGAGGCAGGTTGTTTCGGTTTGGCATACTTCAATACATACACACAATGAATAGCACACCATACGAACAATTCGTTCAATCCATCGTAAAATCGGGACATGACATCCTAGTCCAATTAACACCATTGCAAGCCTCCATGATGCACATGGCAGTTGGCATTAGTGGAGAAGCTGGGGAACTATTGGATGCGATTAAAAAGCATTCAATCTATCAGAAGCCATTGGACTTTGATAACGTAAAAGAGGAAGCGGGAGACATTCTGTTTTATCTGACAGGATTGTTGAATGACGTAGGAATTACGCTAAACGAATGTATCGAGGCTAACAGGGAGAAACTAAGCAAACGCTATCCGAACAAGTGTTATAGCAATGCTGATGCGATTAAGAGGGCGGATAAGTTGGACGTGATCGAGGAACTAGTTGTGTTGAAAGATGACGATGATTTGGAAAACGTGAAGATTGAAAGGGTTTGTGGGATAGACGAGCCAGATTGTGAGTCCTGCCAATAAATAATATATGGGGTATAATATCGCATATATCGCATTAACAGCCGTTATACTGTATATTGTATATGATTTGTGGATGTGGGATTGAAGTATGATTAAGCAAGACTTGTGGAATCAGTATGCAAAGAGTAATCCATCATTCAATGGCAATGGAAATGTCACGTTGTCCGCTAGAGGATTGCGTAAGATGTTTGACCAGACTTGGAAGATTGCATTTGAGGCTGGATTCAACCAAGAGTTTGAGGATGATGGAGAGGAAGAATATCCACAGGAGATAAAAGGGAACCCATGCGCGGAGAACATTTTCAAAACAATTTTCGGAGGCCGATGAATACATTGGAGCATTACATAGAGTATAAGCGACTTAACCCAGTTAAAGTTATGAACGCTTTACAGAACAACGGGATTATTTCAGACGAGTGTATCTTTCCTGATGATGTTAGAGATTCAGGGCAAGCTGTTTACTGGTTAGAGGATCATTTATTCGATATATGAAAAAGATATATATCGGATGTAATAATGATTTACCAAATTCAAATACGTCATTTAATGTTATAAAAGATAAGTTAAAAGAAAATATAAATGAAGCTATTATAGTCAATTCATCTAGCAATTTATTTGAGTATTCTACATTGCAGAGGATTTGGGAAGATAGTCAGAATGAAAATTTCTATGGGCTTTATTTGCATTGCAAAGGAGCAAGTAAAGTTGATGACGAGCAATTACAGAACGGATTAGCTTGGCTAGAGTATATGTTGTATGGATTAGTTGACAACATGGATTTATGTTTAGAACACTTGAGTGAAGGGGCTGATTTAGTTGGATCAATGTGGTATAGGCACTTCAAGGGAAATTGTTTTTGGTTTAGGAGTGATTATATCCGTGGGTTAGTGAGTCCAATGAGCATGGATACATCTAACAGATATCATGCTGAGTATTGGTGTTCGCAGAATTACTGGTGGGGTGGGTATAGATATCCAAAGGTTAAGAATCTGTTTTACATTCCATTGAATAGCGACAATGATTTTCTTCAGTTGAAAAGGAATGGATATGTTCCAGACTTGAATGAAGAGAGTGTATGCAATGATATTGAAGCGGCAATTAAAAGCAACAATTATACTATATTTAATAATATAAATATAAGTTTAAGTGATTATAATAAATACAATAACGAGATAATTAAGTTTTCAAATTACGATTCTAATATAAAAATACAATAAATATGGCACATTACGCACAGCAACAATACTGCACATCAATTAAACAAAGGTATCCAAATCTATTTACTGGAAAAGTTCTTGATATTGGTTCAATGGATATAAATGGAAATAATAAGTATCTATTTGATAACTATGAATATACTGGAATTGATATTGGAGAAGGTAAAAATGTTGACTTAGTTGTTTCTGGAAATTTATTTAGAAGCAATGAAGAGTTTGACGTAGTTATATCAACAGAGTGTTTTGAGCATGATAAGTTTTGGGTTGCAACTATTTTCAATACATGGATGCACTTAAAAAAAGGTGGATTGTATTTGTTTACCTGTGCCTGTGATGGCAGGGCAGAACATGGAACATCTAGGACTGATGGGTGGGCATCACCATTTACCAATGATTATTATATGAATTTAAACAAAGATATTGTTAAAAAAAACCTTCCAATAGAGAAGATGTTTTCTGTTTTTCAATTTGAAACAAACAATCAATCGCATGATTTGTATTTTTGGGGAATTAAGAAATGAACTGGGATGAATATGCAATGAGCATTGCGGAGGTTAGCGCGAAGAAAAGCAAAGACCCGTGGAGGCAAGTTGGCGCGGCGTTGTTGCGGCATGACAATAGCATTGCGGCGTGTGGGTTTAATGGATTTCCTGCACATATGGACGAAAAATGGGAAGATCGCGCCACAAGAAGGAAATATGTTGTCCATGCGGAACAAAATG